CTGTTTGGCACTAACATTGACTGGCATCGTTTTTGTGGTTTTATATTCAATTATTTTTGTGACACAACCACTAAACGCTATTAGTCCAATTGACCAAAAATTCTTTGAGTTAATTATTCCTATTGCCACTTTCTTGACTGGTACTTTGTCAGGCATTATGTTGGCAGGTAAAGATCCTGAAGCAAACAAAATGGCACTACAAGCAGCAAACAAAGGATGGGATAAACCACCAACACCACCTGCACCATCTTCTGGTGGTATGCCACCTCGTCCATCAATCGGTGGAATGGTAAGTGGGCTTGCAGCAGGTGCAACTGGTTTCGGTATGAGTGCAGGAGCACCAGTAATGACTAGAATGCCAGACTTAGAACCTGGAGATCCTACTCACAGAAATTTCCGTAATGATTAATCCCTTTGATGTATGGGTAAGAACCATGTTAGAACTATGGTTTTTACCCTATAAAATCATAGGAATGGCTTCCAAATAACCCTACAATCTGTAAGGTCATCCTAAACCCCTGTAAATACAGGGGTTTTTTCTTGTAAAAAGTGCTTGTCTTTAATTGCAAATTAGGGCATAATAGATGTATGAAAAGTGAAAAAGGAGTTGTTATGAAGGGTTCGATTCGTTTAGTTGTGGGGTTTCTCCTCGTGTTCGGTGCTGTTGGTGGTCTTGACAATCCTGAGAATCCCGTGATGGCAGGAATTGCTCTTGCTGCAGTTGGTTTGGGTTTGATGTACTCTGGTTCAAAAGCGATGGAGCGTGTATAATGGGTAAATTAAAAGAGTCTTTGATTACTTTGGAAGAAATGGACGAGCAGGGTTTCACTGCTACTGAGATTAGCAATCAACTCGGTGTTTCTTATGATTTGGCAATGCAATACATTTTTCAGCGTCATGAACTTGAATTGCAGAAACAACATGAATTTATGTCTTATGGAGAACAGCAATGAAAAATACAATTGAATATCGTGGTCAGACTTTTGACCGCACACATGGTAGTCCTTTCGATCGTGGTGCAGCTGATAGCTGGTACAGTCGTCCGCAAAGTCCACACTGGTATCCTAAGGGATCTTATCGTGGTGACCGAGTTGAATCTAAAGACATGAGTATTGCAGAAATGCGTGCATACTTCATGGGCTACGAATATAATGAGCAGTTCGGTGGTAAAAAGAGTTGGGATTAAAACCCCATAGTCTTACTGGAGGGATATCCGTGGCAGACTTTAAACAGCCAAAACAGCAGTCTACATCTACAGGTCGTTGCGTCCTTTGACTGAGAGACTATAAAGAAAGAGTCATAAACTGATGCAGTCTATTTTTGCTGGTTACAGACTATAAAGAAAAACCAGCACTAATTTTGAAGGAGTTGTTATGTTAGCATATTGTGATTACATCGCTAAAGTGATTAGCGAATCAATGAAGAAAGACTCGACTAATAATTATATGTCTTACATTGATAATGTTGGAAAGATCCAGTGGGATCTCGGAGAGAAGGGAGAATTCCTTTCTACCAAAAAGACCATGTCTGTTGTTGACAGAAATGGAAAGTGTTATCGTGTAACTGTTGAGGAAGTAAGATGATTAATGTGTTGAAGTGGGTTGCCACCATCGTTACAATCGCAGGTGCTATCGCAACTGCATTAATGATTGACCCATTAAACATCTGGCTGTTAAACTTGGGTGCTTTCTTGTTTTTGATTTGGGGTGTCCTAATCAAAGAGAAAGCGATGATTGCAGTAAACGCTGGTTTATTGCTCGTGTATGTCGGTGGAATTTTTTATAGGATGTGACATGAATAAATTTATGACTAATAAAATTAAGAATGAGTCAGATCAAGAAATCCTCTTGATCACTCAAGAAGAGTGTGCTGAAGTTACGCAAGCGATAAGTAAGGTATTCAGATTCGGTATGGATGACGAATACAATGGTGTAACAAACAGAGAGCATCTTGAAGAAGAACTTGGTGACTTGCTTTGTATGATTGAATTATTAATCGCAAGTGACATGGTGGATGAGATGACTGTCTATCGTGCAAAGAATGCCAAAATGGCTAAACTTGCAAAATGGTCTAACATTAAGGAAGTCGCATGATTCAGATTAATAATCTATCACCTTATGAAGTAGAAATGCTTGACCATATGTGGACTCTTGAAACAGAAGAAGAGTTTTTTGAGTGGTATAATTTATTGGATGAGGAAGACCAGAAACTTGCAGACTATTTGCAAGAAATGATTATCCTTGCTCATGCAGAAGAAGCAATAGAACAAACAGAATATAAAGAAGCAAAAGAATACCTAAAGAAATTTGCCTTGCAAAGAAATTAAATGTATAATAGAACCTTGAAACCTAGAAATCCTATTGCAAAGGATCTCCGCACTCCAAAGTATCGCATGCGAAAGGTGGAGAGCAAGGTTCAGTACATTCGTAAACCTAAGCACAAAAAGGACACATATGAGTCTTAATTATGAGGCAGAGTTCTATCGCAATGGTCTGTTAAAGACTGTCAAGATTAAAGAACACAACAAGGGCGCATCTTATGAAACGATTGAGTTTACAATCAAGAATAAGTTGACTGATACTAATGGTAAAGTTATAATTGATAGCGGACACACTTCTTTCTTTTCTCCAAAAGAGTTTAAAGAATTTTTTGGTCCAATTTTTAATGATATGAAAGAGAGAATTGATAATGACATTTCAGACAGTGTTCAAAACGGATAAAGAATTCGAGGAATTTAAAACATGGACTCTAGGAATACTTCACGATGAAAATGCCAAAGATTTGTGCATTACTTTCACCAAAAAAGATGGTACAGTTAGAGATATGCGATGCACTCTCAGTGCAGGACGAATTCCAGCAGACAAAACACCAACCACCGAAGGAAAGGGTAGCCAAACTTCTGGATCCGCAGTTCGTGTCTTCGATACAGAAAAACAAGAATGGAGATCCTTCCGCTGGGATTCCGTAACGAAAGTGAGTTTTAATCTATGAATAAGATCTTAGGTACATTTGGAGTGATTGTAGGCATTGCCATTATTATTGGTATTGCCGTTGTATTTCCACTCTTAACTATTTGGGCAGTAAACACTTTGTTCTCATTGACTATCCCTTATACGCTAGAGACTTGGTCAGCAGTTGTTCTGCTACAAATTTTCTTTAAAACATCTATTAGTTACAAAAAGGATAAATGATGAATTATGCTTTAACACCAGAGCAAAAGAATGACTTGCAAAAAGCCATTCGTGAGATTAGTGATTCAATGACACGAACTGAAGCAGAACGAGATCTAATTAAAGAGATCGTTAAAGATCAGTCTGACACTTTGCAAATTCCAAAGAAAGTTATTTCCAAGATTGCAAAAACATATCACAAGCAGAATCTACATCAAGAAGTTGCAGACCACGAGGACTTCGTGGCTCTATACGAGAAAATTACTGCAAAATAGTGCTTGTCTTTAATTGCGACTTGCGGTATAATAGATATTATATTATGGAGGTTACAAACCTATGGCTGTGAATACTGCAAAGCGTCGTGCAAAGAACCAAGCAATTCTTGCATCACAAAAGAAATACGAACCAACAATCGACCAGCTGGACTATACAACCAGCCTAAGTCGTGCGTTGGGTTATTACTCTACACACACTGGTGCGAAAGAGCAGAAGTTATTTGCGATTGAGTTCTTCTCAAAGAAAGAACCCAAGATTGCCAAACAACTTAAGAAACTTCCCGACTATAAATTTCAGACATTTGGTTCACTATGTCGTATCATGTCCAATGATCAGACAGACTTAAAACAATTGTCCAATGTTAGTCCATTCTTTACCAATAAACTAAAAGAGTTATTGGATGATGCTAAGAAATACATCGAAGAAGTTGAGATTGTGAAAGCACCAACCAATGTCATCAGCATACAAGATCGTATGGAAGAAAAAGCCAGAGAACATGCTGGTGAATTCGAAGGTGCTATTGACGAGTGGGTTATTACTAAAGGCAAGAGCACATTCTCTGCCAAGAATTATCTTATGTCAAATGAGGTGAGTGCACCCATCGCTAAGCGAATTGGTGAATTGTTTGTTGGAACTGCACAAGAGATTCGTGAAGCCATTGATGGTGAAGACGAGCAATTAACTGAGGGATACTCACACTTTACGAAGAGAGACCTTAAGAAGTTTGCAGAGTTTATTGAGACTATGATTGCTGATTGTCAGCAACAAGTACAAACTGCAAAAGCAACTCGTGCACCACGCAAACGTAAGGCACAACCACCAAGCAAGATTGTTTCTAAAATGAAGTACATGAAAGAATTTGCTGAGTTTAATCTCAAGTCTATCAAGCCAGAGACTATCGTTGGATCTTCTGAGGTATGGGTATACAATACGAAGTATCGTAAGGTGACTGTGTATAAAGCCATCAATGATGTGCTGACAGTTAAGGGTACGACTCTGATTGGCTTTGATGTGAAAGAATCTAAGACACTGATGTTGCGTAAGCCAGATGTATTCTTTAAGGGATTAACATTGGGTAAGCGACCACTGAATAGTGCGATGAAGACATTGACCACGAAGCCAACTGTGCCGAATGGTCGTATTAATGAAGAATGTATTTTGCTGGGAGCATTTTGATGAGAGTTCTAGGCATTAGTCCATTTCATGATAGTAGCGTAGCTATTGTTAATGATGGTAAATTAGAATCTTTTTATAAAGAAGAAAGATATTCTAGAAAAAAACGAGATTTTATGCCTTGGAAATCTTTTCTGAAGGCTGTAGAAAATAAAAAAATAGATTTTGTTACTATTAGTTCGCCTCTTCACTATGATGTTTGGTTACCAGCTATTAAAATAATAGTAGAGAAGCATTTAAATTGTCCTGTTATTATGTATTGTGATAAACATCACATAAGTCATGCAAGTCTGGCTTTTTATAATAGTGGATTTGAACAATCTTTAGTATTTGTTATTGATAGAAATGGTACTATTGTAGGAAATATGCGTGAGGCAGAGTCAGTATTTTTAGCATCATATCCTTGTGAGTTTAAAGTGTTACATAAAAACTATTGGGTCTTTAACAAAGGGACAGACACCGATAGAAATACAATTGCATGTTCCAAGGACATAGATTATTCCTACACCGCAAATAGTAACATGAGTATTGTTAAAGTATATGAAACTGCTACTATGTTAATTGGTGAACACCAATTGGAAAATGGAAAAACTATGGGACTTGCTGCTTATGGCAAAGACAAACCATTTGATAGTTTCTTCTACAATGGTGTTCCATTAGACCATTTGTTTATCCATAATAATTATATTCAAGACGCAGAAAGTTCTGTTATGTATAGAGAATATTTGGGTAAAGAAACAAATAATCTATCAAAAGAAAATTATCAATTTTATGCAGATTATGCTTTTCAAGTTCAAAAACAAACTCAACATAGAGCCTTAGAGTTTATAAAACACTGGGTAGATAAAACTGGGATTAAAAATGTTTGTGTTACTGGTGGATATGGATTAAATGTTGTAGCAAATGAATTTTATGTGAAAAATTTACCTGATGTTAATTTTTATTTTGAACCATTAGCTGATGATAGTGGTAATAGTATCGGATCTGCTATGCATTTTTATCGAAGTATAACTTTAGATAAAGAGATTCGTCCAATACAAACTACATTCATTCATGGTAATCACAACACTTTAATTAAAGTTGGAAATTATTGTTTAGTGTCAGACATAGCAAAAATGCTTTCAGAGCAAAAAACCATTGCAGTTTTTAATGGATTAGCTGAGTCTGGACCAAGAGCATTAGGAAATAGAAGTATTTTATTTGATGCAACAAACCCAAACGCTAAAGAAATAGTTAACAACATTAAAAAAAGAGAGTGGTATAGACCATTTGCTGCGATGGTATTAGAAGATAACTTCTCTGAATATTTTGATACGAATGAAGTGACTCGTTCTGAATTTATGACGATGTCTTTTCAAGTGAAA